CAACATCCTGAACAACTTGACCGACAAGTGCAACAGGATTTAGCTGCGCCACACCAGCATAATAGAACTCATCGAAGTTGCCGTTGCTGATGGTTAGAGAATTACAGTCTCCAAGATGCAATGTTGCTATCATAGTATTGATCGTGTCGTATGCAACAGAAAACCGTTCCGCTGCAAATACATACTCAAATGATGATACAGGAACCCCGTTGTCTGTAATTGAAACGGGAAGTGAAATAATTTTACCTGATTGAATATTAGAGCAAGTTGAAATGTCTATTCTTCGTGCCATTTTGTGTTTATTTTATTGATTAGAATCTGATTTATTCGTATGTTCAATTAGTAGTAAGTATTCCCACAATGTGAGCTTCATGCAATTCACGCCATACCTCTGATTTATCAGAGTGCGCTGGATGAATCCATTTTCGTTTTGCTTCGCAAGGCGATACGCTGGAGACTCTCCCTCTCCATGATGTTCAACTGATCGATGACCGTTAAACAAGTCCGCAAATCTTCCTCTGATAGCGTTGGCAATGGCAGCATATCCTTCAGCTGCAGAACGATAAAAAAATCGCTGACATCAGCTGCCTCCTTCCAGCGTTCAATCTTCTGCTTGCAATACTCAGGATCGTAACTGTATGGACTCTCATTCTTGTCGAAGAACGCAACACTTGCGAACTTGTAGATGATCTCCGATGTCGGGACCACCCACTCCACTCGCTCCTTGAGTGCATTCACCATCTTCACCAACTCACCGATCTTAATCTGCTTTGGATCATTGATGATCTTGTCGAACGCCTCGATGAACAATACCAGATGCTCCTTCTGCATCCTCATGTTCCACTCTTCATACACCTGCAACGCCATCAGCCCTCGCATACTGAAGGTGTTGAAGTAGTCCTTCAGTCGGTAGTACTGTACTCCTCCACTGATGAAGGCAGGTTCAATCACATGACCCTCTTCAATCTGCCAGATCGGCTTGTGACCGAGACGAGTGATGATCTTCGCCCAGACGTTGCGAATAGTATTCTTGAATCTCTTGTAATATTGTTTCTTGTTGTCCATATCTTGTCGTTCTTCCGTTGTGTCGTAGTTGCCATCTGCCATCGCTGAAGAGCATCACCTCGTGACCATCGCTGTGCTTCCATCGGAACGGCTTGCCCTTACAAGCACATCGCCCCAGAGGGAAGTATTGCATCTTGATCAGATATGAGTTGATGATCTCAATCATGTGCGAAGTATCTGTTATAGATGATCGTGTTGAGAGCAGCGAGTGCAGGGATGTACATGATCAGCATCGGCAGATTCCAGTCGAAGGTGAGCCAGTATGGGATCGAGTAAACACTCGCCATGCAAGTCACGCACCCGCCTAATGGTTGCCATAGATAGCCGAGCCACTTCTCTCCCCACTTGCCAAGCCATGAGAGGATCATTCCCTCTTCCATTGCTAACTTCATACCATTGATGAACATACTGTTGATGAGCATGAACATCAGCGTGTCAATCATATTGCTTATCATCCCTGTGGTGTTACGGTTGTTGATGGTGTGAATATAAGATTGTAGCAATCGTATGTCGTGTAACCAATCGTCACCTGTGCAGGGTTGCCATCTTCGTCAACGATCGTCACCGTGTAGTTGCTGAAGGTGCTGAACGCACCGACTGGAAAGTCAGCGATGATGACTGATGCCTCACCAGTCTCGTCTGTTGTCACCTCGTAGGTGTAGCTGATCCCTGCATTGTTGTCTGTCATCGTGAGAGTGTATGTCGTGTCAGCATCAAGACCGGGCAGGAAGATCGTACTCTCGCACGGATCTGTTGTCACATCGTAGCAGATGTCGCACGGTGTAGTGTCGATCGGTGTTGGTGGTGGACATTCAGGGCATAGACCTTCGTCAACGCATCGATCTTGTGAATAAAAAGCACCTCCGAATAAAACTTCACCAAAAATACCCCCATCAAGATTCAATAAAATACTTGTGATATCCCCAGTCAAATTGTCTTGTTCAGGATCATTAGTTAGTCCAGTCCAAACAAGTTTATAAATAGTTGTATTTGGAAATATAGATGGAGATGTTGTAATTGTAATTGAACCACCCCATTGTCCTAACAGTGTTGTGTTCCATATATGATTAATCTGATCCAGAACTGTTGTGCCAAGTGAATCAACTCCAGAATTACCTGATGATAATTGATAGGCGATGATATGCCCTGTCGCTCCGGGCAGGTTATATGAATCTTCAATCTGAAATTCTATTACATACGATAGTGCCATGCTTACAAATATACATCATAAATAACGAATCCAATCACGATGATACGTAGCACAGTAGTACCTGAAGCAGTCAAGCAGATCGCTCTTGCGAACGTCCGTACTCCTGTCCTTGATGATGTCACCATCCTCGTCCACCTCCACGTACTTCAGGTCAGTGATCAGCCCTTTGCACGATCTGTCAATCTTGACGCAGTAATTCTGAAGCAGACTATTCACCAGCACCCTCGTATCCCTCACGCTCGGATTCACAGCAGGTTGACGCATCTGCATCCTTCCCAACCGCAGCCGTGACTGAACTACATCGTAGTACCCGGTGTTCCCGGCAGTGAGCGCAGACCTGTTCGCACCTGTCGCATCACCAGTGACGATGAGCGATGCCTTCGGATATTTGGCAATGATAGAATCGCACAATTGATAGATGTCGCTGTTGCGAAGTGCGAACTCACCAATCACATTGATGCATCCCCCTACGTGCTGGACTGCGATGCACGTGATCGGATCCACGTTGAAGTCAAAGCTGAGATAGATATGCTGATGCGGATCGAAAGCAACATCATGCACGTGCTTGTCCACATCGAACGCATAAGCGAAAGGATTGTTAGCGAGGTCAACATCCTCTGCAAGTATCTCGCACCGGAAAGTCAACTCATCGAGTTGATCACGCAGGTGATCGACCTCTTCGTGATTGATGTGCGGATTGTCATAAGTTGACAGGTTGAAACTTGACCAGCTCGGATCGTCTCTGGTGAATAGCTCCTTGAAGAATGTCCTCCCGAACTTCGGTGTACTAAGGATCCACGCATCACCCTTGTAGTCCAACAGCGTAGCCATGATCGTCTGCGTCCATGCCTCCCTGAACTTCTTCGCCTTCTCTGCCTCATCAATCACGACCCTCGCATACTTGCGCCCCCTGCCTGAGTCAGGCTCATCCATACTCCAGAAGTCAATCACGCCACCTGTCACCAGACGCATCTGCTTCGTCTGCTCGTTCTTGCTCTCGATGATCGGCTTCAATGTGTACTTCAACTCAAGCCATACATCATGCAGGTCCTTATACGTGGGAGCATAGTAAGCGCATGGCTTCCCATCGAGAGCGATGTTCGGCAACAGCTCGTTGACCGCAAGTGTGGTCTTACCCCACCTGCGCCCGATCTTCAATACATTGTACCTGCTCGCCTCACTGATCACTCGCTCCTGACCGGAGTGCAGACGCTTGAGCTTGATGACGATCTCACTCACGGATTACACGGATATTCATGACTTCCGATTCCATCTCCACTTTCTGTGTGGGTTTGCCGTAAGCATAAGAAAATAAAAACTCGGCAGCTTTTATATCACCTTTTGTAGCCTTTGACCTCATTGACATTAGAATTGCTTCTGCTGCACTTTTTCCGTCTTTCTCTTCAGATAATATCAAAGCCATCAACTCATTTAATTCAGGACACTTCTTTGGTCTTCCCTTTGGATTTGGGCATTGCCCCTTCTTCCACTGAGTCTTAATTATGTTCTGTGGGTTTGGCATATATTTTTCCGTTTCTCTTGACTGTTAATAAAGGATTCAGTTTAATCATTCTGTCCACAATGACTTGGCAGTATTTTGGGTCATATTCAATTACCATTGCTTTACGTTTTAATTGCTCACAAGCCACCATAGTAGTTCCACTGCCTCCAAAAGCATCTATTACAATATCTCCTTTTTTAGAAGAGTTTTCTATTTGATAAGCAAATAAACCTATTGGCTTCATTGTCGGATGTTCTCCATTACGAATTGGTTTATCCCATTCAATAACTGTTGTTTGTTTTCTATCTGAATACCAATTATGACCTGCTCCTTCTTTCCATCCGTATAAACAAGGTTCGTGTTTCCAATGATAATCTGAACGACCCATTACAAGTGCGTTTTTATTCCAAATCAATGTGCTTGCTAATTTTATTCCTGCATCTTGAAAAGCCTTTCTAAAATTCATTCCTTCTAAATCTGCGTGCCAAACATACCAAGCACCTCCATTTTTTAAAGCAGAATTACAAGCAGTATAAAAATCATAAAGAAAATTGTAAAAATCATTTTTTGACATATTGTCATTTTCTATTTTCAAACCATTACTGCCTTCATAATTTACGTTATAAGGTGGGTCTGTTACAACCATATCTGCAAACTCGCCTTGCATCAATTTTTCAAAAGTATCTGTTTGAGTACTATCTCCACATAACAATCTGTGTTCTCCAATTTCAAATAAATCTCCCAATACAATATCTGTTTCAATGCCACCATCAGGAACTTTGAAATCGTCCTCTTCGGCTTGAAGTTCTATTGGGTTTTCAAACTCGGGTATGTCAAGCCCCCACTCTTCCAGTTGCTCGGAATCCCACTCATTGGATAACATATTCCAGTCCCACTCGCCAAAGCCTACATTGTCTTTGATAATAAACTGGCGCTGCTTGTCCTCATCCCAGTCTACAATCTCGACAGGTACTTCTTTCCATCCTGCCTCCTTCATAGCCTTAAGTCGCATATTGCCCCCAAGAACAATCATATCAGTATTGACTACGATAGGTCTAACAGTTGCCATCTCAGGAAGGTCCTTCAGTGATTGTACAAGTTTCGCAAACTTATCATCCTTGATTATACGAGGATTATTTGGATTGCTTTTAATTTCTTTAATTGATATCTTTTTCATTTCTTCTTCTTCACTTTAGCAGGCAGGTTCTTCATCTGCTTTGGCGATGTCTTCTTAGCGAACTCCTTCGCCACCTTCGGATTGGTAGCGTAGAGATAACTCTTCTGTGCTTTTGATTTGAAAGGCATACTACAAAGATAAAGCAGAAACGTGCCAATGCTTAAGACTTACT